CTTTGGAATCTTTATGTTTATATTGTCTATTATGCAAGACTTATGATTACTTCCACTACACCCCATAAACTAGCAGAAATCATCAGAGATACTTGGCCTGGTCTTTACAGACCACCTGTAAAGACCTATAATAATCAAAAGACCTCAGAGAATGAAAAAGTATAACGAAGAGTATTTTTCAGTGATTAATAAAAACACTGGAAAAAAGATTGTAGATTGTGCAGAATGGTCAGATGCAATGATGATGTTTGATATTGATCCACATAATCGTCAAATTACAAGAAACAAATTTATAATGAGTCCAGTTGTGGATATTGAAATGCCAAAACAACTTCCTACTAATCAAATTACAATCAATACAGAACCTTATAAAAAACATCAGGAAGAGTGGATGGTTGAAAAAATTAATCAATTACCACAAATTAAACTTCCCGAAGGACAGGGGATCCCAGTTAACGCTAAATAACTTTCAGTTTTATAAAGAATTATGAAGTTTACGGTTTATTCAAAAGATGGTTGTCCATATTGCACAAAAGTTCAACAGGTGCTACAGTTAGCAGAGTTGCAGCATGTGGTGTACAAATTAAATACAGACTTTACTCGCGATGAGTTTTATGCTGAATTTGGAGAAGGTTCAACTTTTCCTCAAGTGATTGTAAATGACCAACATCTTGGGGGATGCACCGATACTGTTCAATATCTTAAGGAGCAAAATCTAGTTTAATGGAAAATACCATTCACGAAGTTTGTAACGATGTAGAAAAAGCAATTGATTATGCTTTCAATGGTCAATTTGTTTTAAGTTTTTATGATTATTTAAAAGTTCGTGGAACAAAAAGAATTGAGGTTGAAGAGTTTATTGAAAGTGCTACAGCCCATGAAATTAGCAATCTTGTAATGGATTTGGATGATTATCTTGAAGGTGGAAATGATGAAATTCATAAACAACTTCGTGAAGGATATGGACATATTCCAAAACCACAAGCAAGAAAAATAAGAAATTACCTTTATGGTATTCTTGAGGATGCCTGGAGATATAGTCATGACAAAAGACCGGGAAGGCGAAAGAAGAAAACTAAATAAAGTGGAACCCCAAATAAATCGGGGTGTTGAATTACTACTTAGGAATAGAAGGAGGAGAGAATCAAAACCAAAAACTTTTCAAGTGAAGTTTGGTAAGATGATTTCTCTCTTCCGCAGAGAGTTTCACTTTTTTATAGAATTTCACTTTGATGTTAGGAAAAAATAAACTCTCTGGAGAAAACAAATGGAATCAGCATACGTAATAACATTCACCATAATGTTCACCTTGCTCTTTTTTATGGTAGGTAGTATAATTGGTTGGTTAACTTACAGACATTTGTTAGAATCAAGACCTCCTTATTTGCACCCAGAGTTTTTTGATGAAAATGGACAGGTAATACCTGACGAAATAGTATCAGTACGCTTTGAAAACGATTACGATTATGACTACGACGAAGACGAAGAGGACAACGACGGAAAATCCGATTGAAACTCTTCCAACAAATCCTTTTGTATTTGAGATTTTAGAACTTGCATCAAAGCAAAGAAGTGATTCAAAGAAAGTAGAAGTTCTTAAGACCTACGAACACGATTCTCTAAAAGCAGTTTTTATTTGGAACTTTGATGAAAGTGTAGTGTCTCTTCTCCCATCAGGAGAAGTCCCTTACGGTAACGCTGATGAACAATCAGTATACTCTGGGACTCTTTCGCAAAATTTAAAAAAAGAAGCATATGGTGGAGAATCTGCAACGGGTCAAGATCTTGATGGTCGGGGAAGAACTTCTCTAAGAAAAGAGTGGCAAAATCTTTATCATTATGTAAAAGGTGGTAATGACAGTCTTACCACAATTCGTAGAGAGATGATGTTTATCAATCTCCTACAAGGACTTCATCCAAAAGAATCTGAAGTATTAATTCTTACAAAAGATAAAAATCTTACAGATAAATACAAAATATCTTTTGAAAATGTCAAAGAGGCTTATCCTGATATTAAATGGGGAGGTCGTTCATGACAGTAGCAGTAGGAGAAAAGAAAAAAATGGCAGAAAATAAATCAGGGATTAATAAAGTTCTGCCTCATGAATATGGATGCGAAATTCTTTTAGAAAAAACTACCATAGAAAAAGCAAAAGATTCTTCACTTCCTAATGACGCATATTTAATTTGGTATATTGTAAATGGTGAAGAGCATATTGATTTAACTCGTTGCCCTAAACGAGTAAATCTTTTTGATATGTACTATGACAAGTATGGTTCTGGTGCAGTTCAAAAAATTGATTTTGGATATGGTAGAACTAATCCAAAAATATGGGGATATAAACAACCTGAAAAAAAGAAAAGAAAATGAGTGCAGGATTTGGTGGAGATCCAAACCAAGGAAGAACTGGTAAGGACCTAAATATCCAAATTGATTTGGATAATATTGATAACGTCATTAAACAATATAAAAAAATTAAAAAATATCAAAAGTCATCTTTGTACGCTATTAAAACAATGGACGGAACAGAAGACATTGTGAGTTCATTGATAAAGGAAGCGGAGGAGAATCCACTGTAAATGGGAAAGCATTATCTACTTAACTTGTATGGATGCTCGTTTGTCCTTTTGGACGACGAGCGTTGTCTTATAGACTTACTAGAAAACGCAGCAATTGCAAGCGGTGCTACAGTAATTCAAACAATTTCTAAAAAGTTTGAACCACAAGGAGTTACTGTGATTTGTTTGCTATCCGAAAGTCATATTAGTATTCATACATGGCCTGAGGAAGGTAAGGCAGCAGTGGACGTTTATACTTGTGGAGACTGTAATCCAAAGATTGGATGTGATATTATCATTGAGCAGTTATATGCACAGAACCATACTTTGAGTTACATAGAACGGTAACAAAAGTAACAAAAGTTCTTGCATAACTATACTAACAGGTCTATAATGACCTTACGTTCATCTCTTATGAGACGGAAGTAAGCCGACGCGGAACGGATCGTTCATCGGGAAACCGACGCAAACGCCGACTGAAGGAACGCTCTTTAACCTAAACCATTAAGGAGAAACCTAATGTCTAAAGTAGTATATCGTGGCATCGAATATGATACCCAGAAACGCCTGGAGTATCAACAGCAAATGATGCAGCAACCCCAACAATATAACGAAACCTATCGTGGTGTTAAGTTTGTAAAGGAGGGGCACAAGTGAAAAAACTCAATGTACTTCAACTCATTAAAGAGCAGAAGCAAAAAGAAGAGAGGCGTCGTAAAGCATCTCTTGCTACTCTAGTAGCAGCAAAATGATTCGGAGGAGTGCTTGAC